GGATAACTTCAGGGGTGTTCGGGTCAGGCATGAGTGATACCTCCTTGATGGGGATGGATGAAGCGAACTGCGCGTTACTCGTTACCGATGGTGCAAAGCCTCGTGAGCGACGTGCCGCCAGAAATGCACTGAAGTCGGTGAGGGCCGTATCGAAACTGCCTTGGGCATCCGCAAGCCCTGCGGTTACGGCTTCCGGGCCGAAGTACAGCCCGGCTTGGGTGGAGCGAACGAAACGCGGTTCGAGGTTTCGCATCACGGCCACGTGATCGACGAAGATGCCGTAGAGCCTGTCCACCTCGGCCTGCAGCCGTGTCAAAGCCTCTTTGTCGAGCGGTTGGTGGGGAGAGAAATCGTTCTTCTGGTCGCCGGCGGTAATGGCCGTGTAGCGATAGCCCTCCTGGGCGTCACGCGCGGACTGATCGACGTGCATGGCAATGACGCCGATCGAGCCGACCCCGGCGGTCTGCGTCACATAAACCCGCGACGCCGCTGAGGCAATGGCGTAGGCCGCTGAGAATGCCGAGTCAGAAGCGATTGACCAGACCGGTTTCACCGCATCGGCGGCACGCACCCGCCCGGCGAGTTCGAACACGCCACCGGCTTCGCCACCGGGGGAATCCACATCGAGCAGGATGCCGGTAACACTCGGGTCGGACAGCGCCGCGTCGAGCATCGCGCTGATCTCGCCATAGGACGTAAGCCCGGACGCCGCTTCCATGCCGAGCGAGCGCCGAACCAGCGTGCCGTAGACGGGAATCACAGCAATACCGGGCGGTGCATCGGGCAAACCACGTGGCTGCGGAATCGGCAGACCGGCTTTAGGCTCCGGCCAACCGATGCGATCACCCAACACCGCCAGGATGATGTCGAGTTTGGAACGGGCGACAAGGAGCGGCGTCCCGTACAGACGGGACGCCAGGTGCGGTAGCTGCATTTCAGTTTCCTTGCGGTTGAAAATCGGGTGGCTGGACTACTGGTGCTGGCGTCGGCAATTCGTGACGCGGGTCGGAATCAAAGACCAGGCCGAAGGCATCCGCCCGGGCGTTGTCAGCAGCGATTTCCCGATCCACGTCCTCGGCGTCGTAGCCGTTGGCCGAGATGGCTTCCGAGCGGGACATGAGGCCCGAGCGAATCGCCGCTTTCATGGCATCGGCCTCCTTCAGCGGATCCACCCACTGCCAGCCTTGGGGAATCCATTTGACGGCCTGGTACTCACGACGCTTGGCAATCCCGCCCCGGGCATAGCCCGTCAGCGTGAGTGCGCCTTCGAGAACGGCTTGTGCCATCCAGGCTTGCCATATCGGACGGCACAACTGATGGACGATCACGCCATGCTGTAAGGCTTCGACACGGCGGCGAAACTCCAGCAGACCGGCCCGGATCGACGAGTAATTGACCTGGGTGAGATCCCCGGTCAGTTGCTCGTAGGTGACGCCCATCGCCGCCGCCACAGCGCGAAACTGCATGCGCAGGAATTCCGAGTAGGAACCGCCGACATCCGCTGGCTGCGAGAACTTGATGTCTTCGCCCGGTTCCAGAATCTGCATGGTGCCGGGCTCGAGACCCGCGAGCGCCACGCCGTTGGGGTCGGATAGACCTTCGCCGAGCAGGTTGTCCTCGGGAGCGAGGCGCGTCACAAAACCGGCGAACATCGCGGCGGTTTTCTTGCGCACCAGTTCGGCGTCGTCGTACTGGTCGAGTTCGTTCAGTTTTACGAGCGCACGCGCCAGCCACGGTTCGCCACGAATCTGACCTGGGCGCAGTGCCCGGAAAAGGTGAATGATCTCGGCAGCATCGACACGCACTGTCGTGAGCCCACCGTCCCCAGACATCGGAGCCAGCATGCCGTCCTCGGGGTGCGATCGGTAGAGGTGATAAGCCACGCGCCGTCCAAGCCGGTCGAACTCGATGCCGGCACGGATCAGGTTTCCATTTTCTGCCGTGGTGTTGAGTGTCACCGGCAGATGCTCGGCTTCCAGTACCTGAAGTTGCAGTGCCACAGGCAGTCCATCTTCAGGACGGCGATAGCGCAGCCGTACCAGCGCTTCGCCGCCTTCGAGCATTGCCCGACAGGCCAGCGCCTGCAGTCCGTAAAAGTCGGTGAGACCTGCGGCATCGGCGTCGACGGTCCAATCGCGCCACAGTGCCTGGATGGCTTCGCGTACCGTCGCGTCCTGCACCATCGATTGCGGCTTGATGCCGGTACCGATGGCGTTGGCCACGTAGGATTCGAGCGCCGAATTGGCCCAGGCATTGCGACGCACCAGATCACGGCTCTTGGCGCGCAACTCGTGCTGGGTGAAGAGCAGCGCCGCGACTGCACCCGGATTGCCGACTGACCAGGCCAGTGCCCGACGCCCACCGCCGACTCCATCATAGGTGGGCGAACCACCGAAGAGTTTCCGACTCATGCTGCGAAAGGTTTTGAACAAGCGCATCACGTGCCCTTCGACGTTGTGACCCGGATCTGCCGGGGTGCGCGGGGCCACAGGCCGGTATCAGCGGCCTGCTCGTAGAGGCCGCGTTCGACTTCGAAGATGGCTTGGCGCAATTCCTCGACGGAGCGGTACTCGACCGTTTTGTCTCCGAAGGTGACACGCTTCTCGCCCTTGGCCAGCGCGGCCTCGAGGGCGCTGAGTTGTTCTTCCGTATAGGCCATGATTTTCTAGGCGACCTTGGTGGCCACGAGATTGCTGCCGGCCTTGACCACGGCATTGGAGGCGGCGACCTCGGAGGCGAAGCGGATTTGCAGATTTCCCGCCGTAGCCCCGGTCACCACCAGAATCGAGCCTCTGGCCAGCGTGTTGGCATTCGCCGTATCGATGGCCGTGGTGGCTGCTCCGACATCAGCCGCCCGCTGGTTTGCCAGCGTGGATGCCGTGAGTGATGTCGGCGTACTCCACTGCGCCACCACGGTGGCACCCGTAGGCACCGTCTGGGTGAGTCGAATACCGGTGGTGGTCGCTGCTGTCTGGAACATCACCTGAGCATCGATCGCGTAGGTGCTGTTGGCTGCCAGCGCGATCGCAAGTCCGGTGACGTTGGCCAGGGTCGTCGTGTTGTTGGTGACATCGGCCGCAAGGCGGGCAGTCGTCAAGCGCGTATCGGCGCTACCGAGCAGGGTCATGTCGACCCACGCCGTGCCATCGCACCAGTACGGCTTGTTGTCGGCGGACAGCCGCGCAATGACGCCGGCCAGTGCGGCTGAGGCGGCAGGAAGCACCGAGACGACCGGGGCTGCCCGGTAGGCCAAGTCCTTCACCGATTACCCCATCACCACGACACGGTAGGCATTGCTGGCCGGCGCGGCGGCGAAGTTGAGTCGTGCCGAATTGGTCGTGGGCAAACTCACGTCGCAGTTCACCTGCTCGTAGTTGCCGGAGGCCTGATAAACCTGCACGAGGACATCGCGCGTGGCGAAGTTGTGATTAACGTCGAACTGCGTGGCGCTGCCGTCGCCAATGGTTGCCTGTGCGCGACGAGTTTTGTTGGCCCAGGTATTGAGCTTCAGGGGCGTGACGAAACGCAGATCGTCGGTGCCACCATCGGTTTCGGCCTGCGTCGCAATTTCAGCGATGCCGGAACTGGTTTCGGAGGCGGCGCCGATCGCAGCACCGAACTGCAACCAGGTCACCGACCCGGTGTCGAGCACGAAATTGACGACCGACTGCCGCCAGCTCGTACCCGCCGACGTGCCTTCCTCGACCGTGGTGACCGCTTGTTCCAGTTCGTTACTGGTCGAGGCATCGAGACTGCGCGTCATGGCCACTGCCGCGCCGTTCCAGATGTAGAGACCGTTTTCCGATCCAACGGTCTGGGCCTTGACCAGGATGCGGTCGCCGACCGTGAGAGTGATGCCGTCGATCGATGCGCCCGGCGACGAGAGGTTCACGTTGGCCTGACTCGCCACCCGGCACGAGTCCTTCCACGCCAAGCCCTCAACCGCCGAGTTGAGATCCTGCTGGCGTACCGGTTCGTCCGGATTGACCGGGGCCGGCAGATTGCGGATGCGGGCGACGCCGCCAAAATCGAGATCAGAGAGTTGCTTGCGAGACATGGAGGTTTTCCTTTCAGGTGATCAGGTAAGACGAGCGATCCCGGCGATCGGGACGGCAAAGCGAATGACGAGTTGGTTGAAGCTTGTGTGCATGACATCGGCCTCGACCTCGTTGCCGCCGGTGTCGAGAATCGTCACGGCGGGCCGCATGCCAAGGTTGTGATTGATCGTCCAGACCGTGTTGGCCAGGGACTGCAAGTGCGTATAGGCCACGCCGCCACTGGTGCTCCCGCCATTTCCTCGGGCGGCCAGTTCGTTGATTGCGGTGACCAGATTCGACTTGTCCAGTGTGTCCAACTGGTCGATGCCGCCGATCCGTGCATCGACGCCAGCAAACTTTTCGGCAACGCGTTCGACGAAGCTGAGGATCTGGGCTTGCAGCGACATGGCGCTCCGCTAAGTGGCGAGTTGGTTACGTAAGCCAGCGGCTACGCACCAGGCGACGAGTTGGCCTCCGGTTGTCAGAAACAGCGAGGCCACCTCGCTGGGTGGCCTCGGGTTCGGCTTCGTGGTTAATCGGGTCGGGCGGTGGTGCCAGTCCGAGTTGCTTTTCCAGTTCTCGCCAGTGGCGTTCCTCGAAGCGATCAAGGCCGGATGCGGCGGCTGCCGCGCGGGCATAGACGTAGCAGTCCAGTGCCTCGTTACGCTCGCGCATCTTCTGCCACTCGCGAATCGCGAAGCCGTTACGGTCTCGCCGGGTCACCAGTTGCTCGGCACAGAGTTGCTGGATGAACTCGGCGTCGACTTTGGGCAGATGCACGAAACCGGCTGGATAGACCGTGTTCACACCATCGTCCGCCACATCGGCTGACTTGCGCAGGTTGTTGTAGAACTCCAGTTTGGCAATGCCACCCGCGACCGAGAACACCTTGATGCCCCGGCGCAGTTTCTTGCCGCCGGTGGTCGCATCCACTGCCGTCGGGGTGCCGACCAGTGCCGCCCCACGCGCCACACCCTTGACCGCCATCACGCGGGAATCGCGCACCGCGCGCACGAAGGCATAGGCTTCCTGCGTGGCAAAGCCGGTATCCAGCGCGAAGCGCACCAGCGGTACCGATGCCCCGGAGGTATGCGTCCAGGTTTCATCAAGCAGGCGAGCCAACTGATTCCAGACCTCGGGTCGCGCGGTGTCGCCCATCAGCACCCGGTGCTCGACAAGCCACGAAGCCTTGCCACGCCCGAACGCCCAGATGGAGACTTCGATACGATCTTTCTGCACGTCGCCGCCACCCGTCAGGAGCAATCCACCTTCCTGAATGGCACCCATCCGGTAGTCTTCGCGGCGTTCCAGCAGGCGCTGCCAGTCGGGTGCTTCGCCTTCCTCGACCCACGTTTCACCGAGTTCAGTGTTCTTGAAAGTCTTGATGGCGGCGGTCGAGCCGGCTTCCTTGCTAATGGCACTCTCCCATGCGGCGGCGATTTCCCGCCAGTTACGCCAACCAATCGGGCTGTACAGGCTCGACAAATGGAAGCCGGCGGTCTTGCTCGGTACGTCAGCCATTGCTCGCCATTCGCCGTGTTCCAGCATCCACGTCTTGTGATGCTCAGGAATCGGTACCTCGCAGGACTCGCAGACGTAGGCGGCCGTGTCGGGCCGATTACCGTTTTCGTCACGCTCCCAGCGCAATTGCTCGAAGCGCAACCACTGCCGATGCCCACAATGCGGACACGGCACGAAGTAGCGGCGCTGGTCACTGGCTTCGTATTCGCGCTCGATGGTGCTGACGCCAGCAATCGTCGGCGTCGATACGATGAAGATCTTTCGGCGCGCAAACGTGCGGGTGCGGGCCTCGGCCAAGGCCACCGCGCTTCCCTCACCATCAACATCGATCGGATAACCATCGACCTCGTCGAGGAAGAGATACCG